CCCTCAACAAAAAGTTTTCCATACTCCGTGTATACATTGACTTCTCCTTTCTTAAATCCTGCTAGTGCAATCTCTAAATAAGATTCAACATTATTTACTTGAATAAGGTTATAAGGCGGATAGTTTGTTTGAGTTTCATGAAGTTTGAATAGACGATCAAAATATTCATCCATTCCAATGCTGTGCTTATTGATCTTTTCCATCAATGCAGGAAGATCTGCAGCGGTATAACGCTGGAAGTTCATTATGGTAGCTCCTTTAAAAGCGAGTTTGTGTTTTGTGAACCCCGAAGGCATTCGATAATATTTATAGCATAGACGCAAAAAAAGAGATAGGGTATAAACCCTACCTCTTTGGGTATGTTCCGAACTCGTAGAGACCGCACGAAAGTCTCATCTTTATTTATAATTTATATTCAGAACAATTCGTCTCGAAGCATCTGTGCAACTTGTGCCAGTGTGGCTTTCCATCATATCAAAGATAACTATTCTATTCTCCTTTGATTTGATTATATCTCCACTTTCTTCAAACTCAGTATATCCATTGCAAGTATTAAAATAGAATACTGCGGTTTTTCCATCACCTTCAAAATCGGTGTGGAATCCATGTCTGATAATTTTATGAGATTTTGGATTTAAGTTAATCTTCATTCTAATCAAAGTCTTCATGTTTGGAAGTTTTGATAAGAATGGAAGAAAGAATTCAAACTTATCGCTATTGGACTGACCATCTTTGAATAGAGTGTGTCCAAATTGAAAGTTATATTGCTGATCTTCTACCAAAAGATCTTCTGTGTTAACAACGTGGCTCCAATACCAAGGAAAGTGACTACTACCAACAATGTCATAAAGACTTTTGAAGTAGTAGTCATCTAGAAAATTATCAAGTATTTCCATGAAGAATCAGTTCTCTTCTACTTTCCTCTTCTTACCAATATTGTATTTGGTTTCTAGAGTCCACTCATCCTTTTCTTTATAAGCAAGAACTTTAATTTGATTAAGTGGTGCGATGTCAACGATCTTATCGACGTTCACAATAGTAATAAGACCCCAATCTGCAAGCAGTTGAGTGATACGATTGCGGCGCTGGACATCATTCACAGTAAGATTAGCACGTTTGCCATCAAGAGCAAACAGTTCTTTAAAGTGAACAATGTAATACTTACCCTGTTTATGCAGGATGTGACACGATTGATACAGTGTCTTCTCCTTTCTACTGGCTACACCAATGCGCGTAAGTGTCTCACGAACCTTGAGAAAATCATCAGGTTCATTAAGAATAACCTCAACCATTTGGTCGGGAGTCCACTTTACCTCAGGCTCAGATACAACACTCATTTTGTTCCTCCAACATCAAGTTTCTTTTTAATAAATTCGATCTGTTCTTTTGACAGAATTGACAAAGCTTGTTGAGCCTTTTCATTACTATAACCATAGTAAGATTTAACTGCATCAAGATCTTTGATTTTGTCTTTGCGGAGCCAAGGAGAAAATCTTTTCCTTTTCCTCACAATATTTATATAAAAGTCATATTGAAGCTTCTTATCCAGATTTGGATACAAGTTCATTTCATTAGCGAACATGACACAATCAATATGACCAGCCATACACTTGTTAATAATGAATGGAGGATATTCTTTTTTCAATGATGGATCTTCATCCAGAAAATTAATCTTCGTTTGATTGATAGAGTTCAGCCAATCTTTCAATTCCATTACTTAAACTCACACTCCACCATAATCTCAGTCAAAGCCGCCAGAAGGTTGATCTCTTGATCGGCAACAAATGCGATCTGATACTGATACTTAGCAATGATGAGGACAGCAGCAGGAATACTACTAGCCACCAAATTTTCATAACAAGCATCATAAACACGACGCAGAAGTACACCAGGATCATTGTCCAAATTATTGACGACCCACTTGCGTACTTCAGGATACTTCTTTTCCTTAAGATTTTTGACAAGGCTATCTACCGCAACATCAGAAAATGTAGTGAGGATTCCAGAGTCGATCTTTCCGCCTACTGAATACCTTTGGCATTCGTTGAGGACTCGTCTCCAGTCTGGGAAGTGCTTTTTGATAAGCTCTGCAAGTACTGCTTGATCGAAGCTGACGCCTTCCGCATCCAAGATGTTCTGTAAACGCTTGAAGAAGGATCCTGCCAGTGAGGCTTTTTCCTTCCCTTTAATGGAGAAATCAACGACTGCACACCTTGAATGGAGGGGCTGGATGATTTTGTTTTTGTAGTTACAGGTGAAGATGAATCTGCAGTTGTTAGCAAATTCCTCAATAGACGCCCGTAATAGGAGTTGTACGTCGTGGGTTGTGTTATCTGCCTCATCAATGATGATGACTTTGTGTTTAGCAGTTGACGTAAGCGATAAGGTCGAAGCGAAGTTCTTCGCATTGTTTCTGACAGTATCGAGGAATCTACCCTCGTCGGATCCGTTGATGACATAAACATCTACTCCAAGTTCGTTGCAAAGTGCTTTTGCTACAGTTGTTTTTCCTACGCCAGCAGAACCAGCAAGGAGAAGATTAGGAATCTCACCACTATTTAAGAACTCTGTAAAAGTTTTTTTGATGTTGTCTGGAAGAATACAATCTTCAATTTTTTGGGGTCGATACTTCTCGACCCAGAGATAATCATTACGCATAATCAAGATTCGTTTGGCAAATAAAAATAATCAAATGCAACCCAAGATTAGGATGCTTTATGCACTTTGCAAGCATTAGTAAAGTCATTGCTTGCGTAATACTCATGGTTATCCAAACGTAGAATCAGGTTCAAGAGCAATGTAGTATACAAGATCAAAAGCAGTGTTAGAGAATCGTGCCATGTTAGGAGCAGAAACAACTACTTCATATTTTCCAGGCATGATCTTCATGTTCTCAACTTTGAAGTTGAACACAAACTCAGATTCAGTTTGACCAACATTGATAGAGAATTCGTTGGAAGTAGGATTCTCTTTGTCCCGAACCAAGAGACTGATATCAGAACCATTACCGATTGCAGAAATATCCTCTAGACCATAAACAGCAGCAGCTTTGATAAGCTGAGTAAGTTGATCCGAAGAAAGATTGAAGCAAACATCTTCAGTGGGAAGAGAAATAGTCTTCTCTGGAGGACTAACAATAACCGAAGGATCGGTAAAATAATACTTAGTAGTGTTACCACCACCTCTAATCAAAAGATGATTATCAGATTTGAAACAAAGTTCAGGATCAGAGTGAAGAGAAATACCTTGAAGGAACTGGTTCAAATCATAAATGCCGAAGGTTCGAGGAATCTCTTCTGTGATAGTAGCTTCAGCAAAAATGTTCTTCATCACAGAAATCGTCCTGATCTTATTGCCAGCCTTGAACATAAGGGACTGGTTGATCGAAGAGAAATTCTTCAGAAGTTGTGCGGTCTTTTCAGAAATTTTCATAGGTTCACGAAGTTTCATTATCAGCGGAATTCAGTCAAGCCATTATTCTGCCTAGAATAATGACCGTCGAAGTGAAGCAAAAGCATTGCATAGTGAATGACTTTTAGAAGATCGATCTTGTTGCGACCATCTTTCTGCCCATAACGAGATCCATACTTCAAAATGTTTGCTTGGCAGAAGTTGGCAGCAAGTTCCTTAGCAGCCATAAGATCGATAGTCTGAATATCACGGTAGTCATTGTCGCTACCACAATAGTGACTCTTATAAGTTCTGGTTACATAATCCTTAACATCAGCAAGGATTTTGTCTTCATTGTACTTCCAAAGATGATTGGTGGGTTCAGTCATAACAGGTGTTTTTTCAATTACGATTTGGTCATTGTCATTCAAGGACATAGAGAATTCATACTCTGAATAAGGATGTTCATCCATAACGATAGGTTCAGTACAATTGTTAGGAATATTAGGGTACATAGAACCTAAGTATTCATGTACCCAATCAGTGTTCATTATATCAGAAAGGAGCAGAGTCGTCAACCTGTTCGGTGGGCATTTGGAAATCTGCATCCACTTTGTCATACAGTTCCAGGAAGGACTGCTTGGTTTCACTATCAAAGCGATTGATGCAAGTTTGAATTGCCTTTGCTTTGTCACCAAAGATTGCATATGCCCGAATGATATGCACAAGACGGCGCGTGGAAATAATTTCCTCTACACCACCATCGTAGAAAGTTTTACGAATGGTGTCTGCCCAATCAACAAGACGCTTGCAGAAGTCCTCATCGTGACAGTCAAGTTCCTTGGCAACATTGTTGACGATCTTCATCTCAACAGAGGTAGCAGGATATTCTTGCTCAAAGGTCACAGGGAATCGCTCAAGGAATGCTTCGTTGAGCACGTTAGTTCCAATGAATCGTCCGTCGTCGCTACCTTTGCCTTTGGTGTTGGCGGTTGCGAATACTTGGAAACCTTCTGCGGGCGCAACCCATTTGCCAATCTTCTTGAGGAAAACTCCTTTTCCTTCGAGAATAGACTG